ATTGACTAGAACGGAAGCAGAGGTAATTGTAGGCTCTCTGCCCGTTTATGGAAACACTATCATATCAGGTGCTCCTGAGGGAGAGGTAAAAAAAAGTATTGTGTCTATAAGTAGCCAAATGCCTGAGATGAAGATTGTTGACTTCTTAAAGGGCTTGTTCGATATGTTCAAACTTGTGATAATTCCTCAAGATGATGGAAGTATGTATATCAACACATTAGATAGCTTCTATTCTCAAGGAAATCGCTATGACATTACAGACAAGGTTGACCGGAAGAGTTACAAAGTGAAGAGAGGAGAGCTTTATCAGTCAATCGGCTTCAAATTTGAAGACCCTTCGACTATATTAAACAAGGAATTTAAGAATAGAGCACGTGATAATCAGAGTTATGGCTCTGCATTGGTTAACATTTACGAGCAATTAAGACCTATCAAGCTAATTGATGGAGAGAAGGTTGATATAAAGCTACCATTTGAGCAGTTAGTATATGAGAGATTGACTGATTCTGACACGGCAGAGTTAACTACAATATCAATAGCTTCCATAATTGATGATAAGTTAGCTCCTGTAACCCCAAAACCTATCCTTCACTATATAAATGAGCAATCTATAAAAGACAATAGAGTGAAATTTGTGAGTGATAACAACTTTACGCAGACATTAGGTAATAGTATTTTAATGCCGATGAATCAATTTGGCACTCAAGATGCTATGTATTCGCTACTATTTGAGAGTGAGTTCTCTTGTTGGGATGGGGAGCAACTGACAAACAACCTATACAGCATACATCACGAAGACTATCTAACTTCTGTATTTGAGTTAAAAAGAAGGACTTTCAATTATGATGCCTTGCTTCCAACTCAGTTAATCACAAGGCTAGGATTGAATGACATCCTTACGATTGGTGGAATTGATTATCGTATCAATAAATTCAAACATAACCTATTAACAGGAATCACAAAACTAGACTTGATAAATGGATTTGATACCACTATTAATAATGGGGTGTATATCCCTTCAGTAGTCAGAGCAAACGCATTCTATAACAATATGTATTTCAATGTACCTAGAGCGAATAGTGATTATTCACAGGCGAAGATTGATACAGGAGATGGGATTTCTTGGGCAACTATTGGTGTATCAGGGTCTGATGATAATATGATGTTAATCAGGTGCAACTCTGACAATAACACAGGGTTGGATAGGTCAATGACTATCAGATACACAAACGTAGTAACAGGAGTGATAACCGATATAACTTTAACACAAAACGCAAAATGAATAACGAGATAATCAAGGCAATAGAGACGTTGAGGAAGTCAGACTATTTCGGAGCAGGATATGCTACAGAGATAGCGAAAGGAAAGTATGAAGTGGCTTACTCTTGGGGTGGTCTTAAAAGAAAAATTAAACGCATAATAAAATCATAATGAAAGAGGTTAAAGTTAAATTTACAGCAGACACAACAGAGGCAACAAAGAACGTTGAGAATCTAGGAGATGCAACAAAAGACCTGAGCAAGGATGTTGACAAGGTATCTGATTCATCTGATAATCTAGGAGCTTCTGTTGACCAAATGACAGGCGGAGCATTGAGCAACTTCAAGAAGTTCACAGGAGGTCTAAAGACTATCGCTCTAGGATTCAAAGGAATTGGAGGAGCAATCGCAGCTAGTGGAATTGGATTGATTGTGGTTACTATCGCAGCGGTTACAGCGGCTTTTAAAAGCACAGAGGCAGGGCAAAATAAGTTCTCAAAATTAATGGGAATGATAGGAGCCGTAACAGGGGTTGTGATTGACAGAGTTGCTGAGTTTGGAAATCTTGTAATTGATGTATTCACAAAGCCAAAGCAAGTTCTGAAGGATTTCAGAGATTCAGTCAAGGAGTATGTTACTGACCAAATTGCTCTAGTAACTGATGGACTTGGACTTCTAGGAAGTGCAATCAAGAAGGCATTCTCAGGAGACTTCTCAGGAGCTCTTGAGGATGCGGGAACAGGAATGAAGAAATTACTAGTTGAGACATCTCCTGTATATCAGGCGGTTAATGCATTAGCAAGTGCTACCAAAGGACTTGTAAAAGAAATGACAGAGGAGGCTAAAATGGCAGGTATCATCGCAGACCAAAGAGCAAAATCTGATAAACTAGACAGGCAAATAATAGTTGACAGAGCCATTGCAAACAGAGAGAGAGCAAAGCTCCTAGAACAAGCTATTGACAAAGAGAAGTTTTCAGCAAAAGAGAGAATTGAATTCTTAAAAGAGGCAGGAAGGATTGAAGATGAAATCACTCAAAAAGAGATTGAAGCAGCGGCTTTAAGATTACAAGCAAAACAGGCAGAGAACGCATTGGGAGGAAGCACGAAGGAAGACCTTGAGGAAGAGGCAAACCTCAAAGCTAACCTAATTAACTTGGAGACTGCAAAACTGACAAAAGCGAAGGAAGTAACTTCTCAGATTATCGCTTTAAATCTTGAGGAAGCTGCAAGGCTGAAGGCTATTGATGATGAGAAAAAAGCAAAGGAAGATGATGACCTTTTGAAAGAAGAAGAGAGAATCAAAAAAGAAGGGGAGTTATTTGATGCGAGACTTCAGTCAATCAAGGAGAGAAATGAGAAGGAGTTAGCAGAGAAACAAGCTGTTGAAGATGCAAAAAGAGCAATGGAAGATGTAAGCCTTCAGCATACAAAGGCAGGAATTGGACTCCTATCTTCATTAGCAGGAGAGAGCAAAGCACTTCAAGCGGTTTCATTAATAGCCGACAATGCAGCGAGTATTGCAGGAATCACAATACAAGCTTCTAGGAGTATTGCAGACAGAACGGCTGCTCATAACGCAATACCATTAATGATAGGAACAGCTCCAAACCCTGCAAAATTTGTTGACGGAGCATCTCTATTGAAAGACATTGCAAGTACAAAGCTATCGGCAGGTATTGGGATAGCTACTTCAGGAATCGCACTCGCAAAAGGACTTAGTGCTCTTGGAGGGTCAGGAGGCTCATCAGGTGGCGCATCTCTTGGAGGAGGAGCAGGTACTTCAACTCAATCTGCTCCTAGTTTTAACTTAGTGGAAGGAACTGAGAGTAATGCAATTCAAGACTCAATATCAAATCAAGGTAATGCTCCTATAAAAGCCTATGTAACAAGCGGAGACGTAACATCAGCTCAGGCAGCAGACAGAGCAGCGGAAGCAAATTCAGGGTTTTAGTGTAACAAAAAACAAGAAAAAACGTTTATAGAGTATGAAGACATTTGAAGCGAAGTTTAAAAAGGGCGCAAAGGGAGTTTTTGCCATAAGTTTGGTAAAAGACCCTGCAACTACTGAGCATTTCATAGCGATGAGTAAACAAGAGAAGCTCATTACAATGGCAAAGGTTGACGAAGAGCAGAGAGTAGTAATGGGGTTGGTGTTACAACCGAATCAATTAATACCTAGATACAACGAAGAAACACAAGAGGAATACAATATTGTGTTTTCTGAAGAGACTATCAAGGATTTATCTCAAAACTTTTTCAAATCAAACAGCCAAAAGAACTCAAAACTAGAGCACGACACTCCGATTGAAGATATCACTTTTGTTGAGTCTTGGATTGTTGAGAATTCAGAAATTGACAAGTCAGCGAACTTTGGAATGAGTTATCCTAAAGGGAGTTGGGTTGCAACTATGAAAATTGACAATGATGAGATTTGGAATGACTATGTAAAAAGTGGTAAAGTTCAAGGATTCTCAGTTGATGCGTTTGTGGACTTACAGGAGATTAATTTAAAAACAGAAATAAAGATGAACAAAAAACAAAAGAGCATTTTGACAATGCTTAAAGAGATTGTTGCCGGAGCAGATGCTCAAGAAGTAGCGGTTGAATTAGGTAGTGTAAAATCAGGAGACTTAGACATCCAATTCGAGGGAGAGACTCTTGAAGTTGGAACAGGGGTTTTCGTAATGCAAGACGAAGAAAAAGTACAACTTCCTGATGGAGAGTACACCCTAGAAGATGAGTCAGTTTTAGTCGTTAAAGACGGAGTTGTTGATTCAATGGGAGAAGCTACTGAGGAAGAGCCTACAGAAGAGCCTGCAGGAGATGAAGAGCTTGCAGAAGAGGAAGTAAAAGAAGAGGAGTTTGAAGAGCCTCAAGGAAACGGAGAGGAAGAGTTTATGATTGCTGTTAAAGATATCCTAAACGAAGCATTGAGAGAATATGCTGAAGGAATGGATGTTCAATTATCAGCTTTAAAAGCTCAGATTGAAGAGGTTAACGGAAAAAACGTTGAGCTATCTTCTCAAGTGGTTGAGCTTTCAAAAACCCCTGTTGCTGAAGCAATCGTTTCAGCTCCAAAACAAGTGAAAATGAGTGGATTGCGTAATGCGATTGAAAGACACTCAAAATAAAAAAGTATTTTAATTAATTAATAATAAATAAATAGTAAAAAAATGGCAATAACTAGTAATTATGCAGGATTTGAGGCAGTAGATATAATGCTTCAAGCACAAAAAGAAGAGGATACCCTAAGATTAGGTCTTATCTCTGTTGTACCAAACGTTGGATACAAATTAAACCTAAGAAACCTTGACGTTACTTTAGGAGTAACTGATTACTCTTGTGGAACTACTCCTGCATCGGATGCAGTAGCTTACTCTGAGAAGGTTTTAACTCTTGACAAGTTCAAGAATGAATTTGAAATCTGTAAGGAAGACTTCAGACCAACTTGGTCAGGAGAGGGAATGGGAGCATCTGCTTTCAACGACCAAGCACCTGCAGATATCTCTAAAGCTATTGTTGAGAACACTTCAGCAAAATTAGCTCAGTGGTTTGAAGGACAGATTTGGAACGGAGCAGGAACTGCAGGAACAATGAATGGTCTAATCACTCAATTCGCAGCAGATTCAGACGTTATCAAGGCTAACAATGGTATCACAGCTATTGGAGCAGCAATCGACTCAACAAATGTATTATCAGCTTTTGATGCAGCAACAGCGGCAATGCCTTACTCTTTAAGACGTAAAGCAGTTAACTTTATCGTATCTCCTGACGTGGCAGATGCTTACACAAAGTTACTTATTGCTAACGGAGCAGCCAACGGATTAGGTGGAGATGCTAACACAGGTCTTGTTTATGGTCGTTACACAATTCAAGTTGTGAATGGTCTTCCTGATAACACTATCGTGATTTTCCAAAAAGAGAACATCACTCTAGGTCTTGGACTTGCTAATGATTCTGATTCAATTCGTATCAAAGATATGGATGAGGTTGATTTCAGCGGAAACGTTCTTTACAAGTCAGTATTTGGAGGAGCAGTTGGATATTCTTACGGGAATGAGATTGTTTGGTTATTATCTACAACAGCATAATAACAATTTTTAAGAGGGGAGTTTAACTGCTCCCCTTTATTTTTTAATTTAATACAATATAATTTTATGGCTTGTGATATCAACATAGGACGTTCTGCAGTATGTAAGGACGGATTGGGAGGGACTTCAATGCTATTTCTATATAACGACATTTCAGATGCCTTCACTATTGTTGATGGAGAAGCAACTGCAATGAATGTGCTTCTAACTGAGGCTTATGCGTTCCCACTTGAAGGAGATGGTAACACATTAGAACAATCAATGGTAGGAGATAGAAATACAGGAAGCAGAGTTAACACTCAAACCCTTACAATAGTACTCAAGAAAATGGATGCAGCAACAAATGCTCAGTTCAATTTATTAGCTTCGGGATACCCTCAGGCAGTTGTTGTTGACAGAAATGGAAACTACATCGCTTTAGGTCTTGATGACGGAATAGACTTCACGATTGTTGCTTCAAGTGGTGGCGCAAAATCAGACGGAAATTTATACACTTTAACAGGTGTATCAACTACAAAAGATTTAGCTCCTTTACTAGATGCATCAACAATTACTGCATTTGAAGCAGTTGTTCAATAGATTTTAGTTTAGTTTTTTTGGTTTGGAAACCCTTGCATTAATTTGTGAGGGTTTTTTTTGTAACATAAAACACCCTTTTTACGTTTAATCTATATAAGACAGAATTATGATAATTAACCCATCAGACACAGACCACACTTTAAAGGTTGTACCTAGATTTTACCCTTGCAATTATGTAAAGGTTGTTATAAAGGATACCACTACAGGTGTTGAGTTGACTGAGCCTTCAAAATACAGGAAGATTGGGAATAAATTATCATTTGACTTCTCATTGACTTGCATTGAGGAGACAAGATACCAAATTACCCTAAGTGATAATGACACAAATGAAGTAATTTACAGAGGTATAATGATTGCAACAAATCAAGATACTCAAGAGTATCAATTAACAAAAGATAAATTCTATTACTAATGGATATTAAACTAATTACATTATCAAGCTATGTGAGACCTGATGTGGTTGAACACAAGTCAAAGGATTGGGTTTTAAACGGGGAAAATCAGTCGTTTTATCAGTATATTATTGACAGAAATAACGGCTCTCCAACAAATGCTAGTATCAACAGAAGTTATTCTACCCTTATTTATGGTAAAGGTCTAGGATTCACTAATAAAATTAGCGATTCAGTTGTTAACGATTGGGCGTCTTTACACTCTATATTAAGACCTAGAGAGTTGAGGAATATGGTTACAGATTATCAAGTATTTGGAGAGTTTTCATTCCAAGTGGTTGAGAATAGAGATGGCTCATTGCATTCATTGACTCATTTGCCAAAGCAGATGATTGCTCCTAGTATTGCAGATGAGAACGGACAGATAAAAAACTATTGGTACTCTAGAGATTGGAAAGATATCAAGAAAGAGAAAAATACACCTAAAGCATTCAAGGCTTTTGGAGATGGTAAAGCAGGAACATCAATATATGTTGCAAAGCCTTACTCAATAGGAGATGAGTACTTCGGTACACCTTGCTATGCATCAGGGTTGCAATATGCTGAGATGGAAGAGGAGATTTCTAATATGAATGTGTCTTCTATTAAGAATGGACTATCTGCAGGGTATATTATTAACATACCAAACGGAGACAATTACACAGATGAGGAAAAAAGAGAGTTTGAGGCTCAGGTAAAGCGTAAATTAACGACTTCAAGCAATGCTTCCAACTTCATTATCAGCTTTAATGGCCAAGATGTTGAGATATCAATCACTCCATTCCCTGTGAATGATTCAGTTCACAAACAATGGGATTTCTTGACGTCAGAGGCAAAGTCTCAGATTATGACGGCACACAGAGTTATCTCTCCTAGTCTTGTAGGTCTAGATTCAGCAACAGGATTCAGCTCACAGGCTGATATGATTGATGTATCAGAAAAGCAACTACTAAAGAGAGTAATTGCTCCCAAACAAGACTTTATGTTGGAAGCATTGGAGGAGGTATTAGTGCATTACGGCATCAATTTAGACCTTTACTTCAAGCCATTGACACAAGAGGAAGAGATTGAAGAGATAGTGAAGGAGAGCGACTCTGACAGCGTTGAAATGAGCTCTAAATGTGGTTGTGAAGTACAATTAAGCGATGATATGGATTCAATCCTTGAAATGTATGCTCAAGACCCGCCTGAAGGCTATGAGCTAGGCTCTGAAGAGGAATATGAGCTTCAGATGTCGGCTAACCAAACAAGTGAGCAAGACACAAAGCTATGGAAGACTCGCTATGCCTACACAAAAGGGACTAGCAAAACTCCAAAAGGGCAATCAAGAGCATTTTGCAATAAGATGGAAGCTCTTTCAGATAGCGGAAAGGTATTTCGCAAGGAAGACATTGAATTAATGAGCTCTCAGGGTGTAAATGGTCAGTTTGCTCACGAAGGAGGGAAGTATGATATCTTCCTATATGCCGGAGGGGTTAATTGTTACCATCGTTGGGAGAGAAGAGTATTCAAAAAGAGATTAAATGCAGACGGAACGCCAAAAAAAGGCGGTGCAATGCAACAGACGGATTCTGTGAACGTAAATGAGGCAAAAAGACAGGGTTACAAGCCTGTAAAGAATCCAAAAGACGTGGCAATCGCAGAAATTGATAAACCTAATAAAGGAAGCCTAAGATAATTATGGAGTATTTATTCATCACACCACAAGAGTTAAAGAGTACCACCATTTTAGGTGGTAACGTTGATAAAGACAAGTTTCTCTTCTCAATAGCTAACACTCAAATCATATCAATTCAAGAGCTTCTTGGAACTGAGCTGTATGATTACATACTAGAGCACGCAGAGGCTAATACATTGGCAGGAGACTACCTTGAGATGTACAATAAGTACATAAAGCCTATCACAAAGAATCAAGCACTTGCTGAGTATATTAAAATAAGTGCTTATATGATTACTAACGGAGGAGCATTCAAGCATACGGCAGATAATGCAGAGAATATGAGTGATGAGGAGATTATGAGACTAGCGGACACTTATTCAGGTATCGCTGACTCTTATATCCGTAGGTTTATGAAGTGGATATGTAAACACGACATTCCTGAGTACAAAACATATCAAGATGAGGTCAATGCTTCCAAATCTATTAAAAATAGAAGCGGATGGTACTTCAATCAACCTTCAAATAGAGTGATTGAGATGAGAAATGAGGATGATAATTGGGCAAATGAGTATAACTACCACAATAGATAAGATATGAGCGTATATCCACTTACAAAAGGTATAGCAAAGAGGAATAATAATCGACAAGGAGGCTTAAAAAAGGTCTATTTGATGGAATATGTTGACTATTCACGCTCTCAAATCATACTAAATGGGCAGGTAATTACTTCAATGCCAACAGCAACCCTGTATGAGTATGATATTTGGACTGCGGATTTCACAGAAACGCAGAGCAGAGAGGCAGGAGGAGAGGTTTACGAGCAATCTTTGAGCTTTGATATACAAGGAACTCAAGATACTCAGGAGTTATGGAAGCTAACAAGGAAAAATCATCATTGTATTGTCCTAGATAGGCAGGGAAATGGTCGTTTTTTAGGCATTTGGAATGGTCTTGAAGGCATAGTAAATGACAAATCAGGAGCAAATGTCTCTGATATGAATGGATATTCAATCACTCTTTCAGGTAAAGAAGATAATCAGGCCTATTTCATAAATGACTTAGAGAGTAAATTCACTATTTTGAGAGGTCTTGGAGCTGATTGCTAGTAATAAAAACATAAAAAAGATATAATAATGGCATCAATAATGACATATAAACTAAAGGACAGAGTCAAAGGAGATACTTTTGAGAGTATTGATATTGAGTTTTTGCACGGAACAGGGCTTCCAATAGACTTGACAGGAGCAACTATTGAAGCTACCTTCAATTATGGTTGTTTAACCGGAATTCCTAGATACACCCCATCAATAGGCTCAGGAATAACTATCACAGATGCCCTTAATGGACTTGTGAGAATAGATTCATTCACTCCTTTGGCTTGGGAAGTAGGAACGTATTACTATTCAGTTACAATAACCTTTACAAGCGGAGAGATTCACACATACTTAAAAGGAAGTGTTAAAGTAATATCAATATAGTTATGGCGGATAGTGTAAAAGTAATTGTAAAAGACAATCAAGAGGTAGTATCTCTTTTTATAGGCACTAATACAGGGCAATGGGTAGATGTCGTAGGTGGTATTAAGTACTCAAGAGATGTGACCATTGACGGACACTTCGAAGTTGACGGAGATGTATATATAGCGGATGAGTTAGAAGTCGGAGGAGGTGTGAGGTCATCACAATTCTTTAAAACAGGAGGATTACCTACAGAGTATTTGATGGCTGATGGAAGCACACAATCATTTGTGAGCAATGGAGAGTACACAGACAATGCTGATGCAATAGCAGGAGGTTTATCTATAGGAGATGTCTATAGAACAGGAGATTTAATGAAAATAGTACACTAATAAATAAATATAAAAAAAAAATGAAAATTTACGTTGACACAATCACAAAAGAATTGGTAATATTAAACGGCATCGAATACAGATACCCTGCATATTGCGAGATTCAAAGACAAAAGCAAGGAGACTTCCTAATTGTAAAGACTACCAACAATGTATCTGTATTAGATAAGACGTTGTTCTCTGACTTACAAGACGAATCAGGGACTCCTTATGTTAGTTTTGCAGCTTTAAAGACTGCATTGGATTCATACTTTGATGCTACGATATAATGAGTAGGCGCAGAGTAATGATGATGTTATTGAACTTGTCAGATTTGGCAAGGGACTACATCATAAGGGTGGAAGCAGATGGAGGTACTATCGAGTCAATCGGCTGTGTAGATGGTGCAACTCCTAGTATAAAATAATAAAACAATAATAAGATGATACAACCTAGTTTAGCCTTAATACCGACAGGCTATAAAGACGGCAAATTATATAGTGTGCTTCCTGAGAGCGGAGCAGGAGACTTTGACGTAGTGCGTGGAAGCGGTGCAACTCGTATTAATAAGGAAGGGTTGATTGAGTCTGTGGCAGATAACACCCCTAGACTAGACTACACAGGAGGAGGATGCCCTTCACTTTTACTAGAGCCACTGAGTACTAATTTAATAGTCAATAGCGAATTAAACAATGTAGAAAATATATCGGTTTCAGCGGTGGCTTATACAATCTCTTTTTACGGAACGGGAAGTATTACACTTAGCGGAGCTCATACAGCTACTTTATCAGGTACGGGAGCTAACGACAGAGTTACTTTAACCTTTACCCCGTCAGCAGGTACATTAATTTGTACTGACTCAGGGAGTGTAGACAACAAACAAGTAGAAACCTTACCATATGCTACTAGCTATATTCCCACATCAGGACAGATTGCCACAAGGTTAGCCGATTCAGTAACAGGAGCAGGAGACGCAACTACTTTCAATTCAACTGAAGGGGTTTTATATGCAGAGATGGCGGCTTTAGTAGATGATTTAACTTTTAGAAGTATATCGCTATCAGATGGAACTACATCTAATAGGTGTGTGTTAAGATACGGAGGCACAACTAATAGAGTGAATGTTTTAATTTCATCTGAAGGCTTAATCACATTTGATAATAACTTTACACTTACAGAAATAACAGATTTTAATAAAATTGCAGTAAAGTATAAACAAGATGACTTTGCTTTGTGGGTTAATGGAGTTGAGGTTGTAACAGATACAAATGGTAATACACCAATAGGTCTAAATGAATTAGCTTTTGATGTAGGAGACGGGGGGTTGCCTCTCTATGGTAAAGTAAAAGACGTGAGAGTATACAATACAGCTCTTTCAGATGCGGAATTAACGGAATTAACGACAATATAATGATATACTTAAGATACGAATTTAACGACAAGGAACAAGCTGAAGCAAAGATAGGAGCATTCTATAACGAAGACGGAGAGTTGACAATTAACGCATCCTTCATAAGGCTAGGAAAGTTTGTTTTAACAGAGGGAGTATATGATGAGGATGGAGTTGAGGTTACAGCTCCTATCCTATCATCAGGATTTGCTGTGGATGTATTATGGAGAGACCTTGATGCTTCTCCTTATGGTTGGAAGACCTATGAGACATACCCCAATACTCCAAGACATATAATATTTTAGTCATAAGCTATGGAGAAACTACGAGGATTGACCACGTTCTTGGACACTGCTGCCTATGGCATCTTTGGCATCACTTTAGTAGATGTTGGAGTTATGGCTTTTGGAATTGACTATGATGTGATAACAATGGATAACAGCATTAAGTTTGTTGTGTCAGTTATATCTGTGTTGTATTTTTCTATTTTTAAGATACCACACACAATCAAGATGAATAAATTAACACGAGATAAACAAAGGTTAGAAAATGCAAAAACAAGACAAGAAATTGACCAAAAGTGGGATGAGTACGTTGACTAAGTACTCTGTTCCTGCAGGAGCTGCTATTTTAGTAGCTATGTATATAGCTCTTTTGATATATCGCTCAGGTGGTCAAAAATATGTTTGGAAGCATACTTGTACTAAGAATTGCTGTGCTACAGAGATGCCTAAAAAGGTGCGAATTAAGCCTTGCGAGTCAAATAGCTTGTTTAAAAAAGACACATACTACTATGAGTAACAATCAATACTTCATTATAGCAACTTTGATTATAGGCACTATCTGTGTGATACTGATGGGTACTTTATTATCTACTATAACGCACAATATTACACTCCAAGAACACACAAAGGATATACTAGGAGATATAGTCAATGCTCTGATAGTTTTGGTATCAATAATAATCGGTAAAAAGACAATGAAATGAGAAATTTTAACATAAATGAATTTGATTGCCCAAGTGAGAAAGGCTCAGGCTCAAAAATGGACAAGGAATTCCTTCAATTACTAGACAATGCGAGAGATATCGCAGGAGTACCTTTTAAAATAACATCAGGTTACAGAACAAAGGCTCACAATCGTGAAGTTGGAGGGGTTAATGGGAGTAGCCACACAAAAGGACTTGCGGCAGATTTGGCTTGTACATCTTCAGCTCACAGATTTATTATAATAACAGCATTACTAGAAGCAGGATTCACACGTATTGGAGTAGCTTCTAATTTCATTCACGTTGACTATGACCACGACAAGGTCGGTCAGGTAATTTGGACATACTAATGGACACAGGAAAATATAAAGACAAGAACGGCACGACTAGAGTTGG